AATTTTAAAAATACTAACAATAAAGGAGAAATAGAAAGACGCTTTATTAGCTACTAATTTTGAATTTACAGCAACAGGATACAGAGAGTTTAATTTAAGTGAAGAAACTATTGTAGACTTTGGTTATATAGAAAATGGAGAAATAGTTTTAAATGGACAAACAAAAGAGGTATATAATATATTTAATATTAACAAGGTTTTTTTAAATTATTCTGTGCTTCTGCTTCTTTATTTATTTCAAATATTTCTTTTGCTCTTTTTTGAACTTTTTTGTCAGAAGTAATAGTTAAATCTCTTTCGGACAAACCAGAAACTGTATTTTTCAATCTGTCTTCTAAGTTTTGAACATTATCTTTTTCTCTTTCAATCGTTTCTAAATTGTTTGCAATACTAGTTTCAAAATTAGTAGCTAATAAAGCGTCTTTTTTAGAATATGTCGCCTTTGGAATTTCTGTTAGAAGTTCTTCACTGTTATCAAATAAGAAACCTGTTATTTTTTCTGTGAACGCTCTTTCTATTTCTCCTTTATTGTTAGTATTTTTAGCAATGTCACTTATTTTTTTATTATCGGCTCTTTTCCAAGAGTTAAATAATTTTTCTTCTCTCAATACTACGAACTTAACAATTTCTTCTTCCTCATTAGTAAATGTAGGATTATTATTTGGTACTATCCAAACTGTCCCTCTAGTACTTCTATATCGGTAAGTATCAATTTTTTCAAAACCTTCTGTAAAATCAAGATTAGCTTTATCGGCGGATGCTTGTTCTATTCTTTGTTTTGCTAAAGAAATTGCTTCATCTGAATCTTTTATTTCTTCTGTAATCTCTGCTCGCGTTTTTGCTGTTTCTATTTGGTCTTCTGCCAATTTTGTAGCAAATATTGTGATATCTTCCTCTGTTAATTCTTCCCCATTTTGAAAACGTTCGTATACGTCCATAGGGGCTTCGAAATAATCTAGAACAGGTTTAGGGCTTACAATTGGATTATTCTCTAAATCAATGTTTATTACAGCACTATTAACCACATCTTGAACTGTCTCCCAATTTCTAGGATTTACAAAATCTTGTTTTTTCTCTAAATCTGAAACTATTCTATTTAAATTAGGTGAAAAATTTCCCTCTTCATCAAATAAAGTTTGACTTTGAGCATCTGTATAATATAAATTATAAGTTTTAGGAGACAATTTATTATCAATTAATAGTTTATTTATCTCAACTACAGCCACTGATGGTGTTGTTGAATTATTTAAAATATCTTCTACTTTTTGCCCTAAATTCTTACTTGTTTTTATTAATTTTACAGGAAATGCTATGTTGTAAGCTCCTTGTTTAAATACAATAATTGGAGTATCGTCTTTTCTAAGTATTTTGGATATTAAATCTTTTCTAACCTCTTTTGTTTGTCCATTTAAAACTATTTCTCCATTTTCTATATAACCAAAGTCTACAATAGTTTCTTCACTTAAATTAAACTCTCTGTATCCTGTTGCTGTAAATTCAAAATTAGGTGAGCCTAAAAATAAATGTTTTATTGAAGCTCTGTAAGGTAATTCTATATCATCTACAGCATCTTTAGCTAATGCTCTTTGTGAAGCTAAAGCTCTTAATTTTAAAAATACAGGGGAAACTCCCATAATATCTCTATTAGCTTTAACATCTCCTAAAATATTTCCAAAGTCATCTACTATGTATATTTTTACACTTGCTTCAAATTGTTCTTTAGTTATTTCTTTTCTGCGATATTTTGCTATTTGTTCTTTATTGTAAGGGTCGTTAAGATTCACTTTAAATCCTACAGATTCTCCTTTTGGCATATTGTAAAACTCTACATCTTTATACTCTAAAGTATCGTCTATTCTCTTAAAATCACTCTCCACTTGTGTATCTCCATCATATAACAATGAATATCCACTTTGTTTTCCTAAGATATATCGGTCTGTTTTATACTGAGAGTTTTCTATTATTTTATTAAAGCTTGTGGTTTTAATCACTCCTCCTGCATCAATATTTACCTCTGCTTCACTTCCGTCTCTAAAAGTAATTGTGAACTTACTTCCTATTGTAGAATATTGTCCAACTTCTTCTCTTAATACGGTTTTTGTTTTTCCTGCGATTGTTACAACTACAGTATCTGCAATATCCACAGAATCTAAGAACTTCTGAATACCTAAATTAGAAATAGAATACCCATCTTTTGTTGCGCGAACAAAAACTCTAGAATAAGTTTGACCTAATTCTTCATTTCTAACTTCATCTCCTTGAACTTCTTTTGGTTCAGGATTTGTCATTTGTCCCAATTCCTCTTCCGTTACTTCTATGTCAACTTCTTCAGCAATAGTTTGGTCTAGTAAAAGTTGTTGTTCTACTATATCTTGAATAGATAAGTTTTCACTGTTTATTGCTCCGCCATATAGTTGCCAATCTGACATTTTTTGATTAAGTTCAGATAGTCTATTTAATTCATCTTCTGTTAGATTTTCATCTGTTGAAAACATTGTTAATTGACCTGACATTCCAATAGTCTCAGGGTCAAAATTACTGCTTGCTAATGCTCGTGTAGCTAAATTATAATACTCTGATACTTCTTGTTCTGTAGGTTTTACAGGTGATTCTGTTCCTTTATAACTTAATAAATATGGATTTAATTCTAATATAGTTTTAATTGCTTCTAAGGGAGTTTTAGGAACAACTTCTTCTACAGTATCTTCTACTGTAAGTGTTATTTCCATAGTGGCTGCCTCTTTTTTAATCTCCTCTATCTTATTCGACACTACAGCGGATGCTCCAAGAACTCGTTCAGCTCCCTCTACTTTCAATTGCTCTCTAGTTTTAGTAAGCCCTTGTAGAGTTTCTATAGTTATTTCATTTGGAGTTTTAGGAGAACGAATTTCTGAAATTATATTTCTTTTTCCACGAAGTCCTAATTTAGGGTCTGCTAATTGTCTAGATAAATCTGCATATCTTTGAAAAGCATCAATACTTCTACCGTACTCTTGTCTTAATTTGTCTATTTCTAAAGACTTTTGAGGGTCTGAATTTCTGAATGCATTTGAAAGCTTTTTAACTTTATTTAAATTAGAATCAAGATTTTTAATCTGTTCTGTAGTTAAATATTGTTGTGAAGGATTTGTACTGAAAGGATTATTTAATTGAGCTGCTGCTAAAGTTGCATTAACTTCATCACCAAGTCTAACTTCTTCCAACTCTAATTGAGCCAATTCTACAGTTACGTTATTTAACTTTTGAAGTCTTGCTACTTTTTGCTCTTGTGATTCATCTAATAAAACTTTTAATAAGCTGTCTTTTTCTTTTTCTAATTGCGCCTTATTATTTGAAATTTGTATTATCTCATTTTGTTTAGCTTTAAACTCTTGTTTTACAGTTATACTAGCTGTCAATAAAATATTGTCAATATCCATAGCAGACGTAATATCAGAATCTGTATATCCACTTGCTATTTTTTCTTTTAATGACTTTAAAATATCAGATGAGAATTTGTATGCTTCACTACCTAATGTTAATTCATATGCAATAGCTTGTTTTAGATTAGAAGTTTCTGCTTGAGATAACCCTTCTTTTCCTGCTTTTTGTCCTATAAAGTATTCACTAAAATCTCTGTTTTTTTTATAATTTTTAGCGGTTTCAATATACTCACTCTTCATTTTTTGTCTAAGAGTTTCTGCACCTGCTTCGTCTACATCATACTCACGCATTAAACTAGCATCATCTATATTATCTATAGCTATACTTGTTTCTTTTATAGTATCTTTTAAATAATCTAAATTATATGCAAAGTTTAATTGTGACAACACTGCTGATTTTCTAGATAATTCAGCAGAAGTAAAATCTCCTTTACTTTCAGCCTCTTGAGCATTTTTATTTGCTTCTTGAGTTCTATTAGCATAAGCTATTGACTCTGCCATTTTCTTAGGAGAGTAATATTTACTGAAGTTTTCTAAATTAGCAGCTTCTTCTTTTGCGCCTTTCAATTCCCCACCTTTAATAGCAGTAATTCCAGAGCCTGTAAGAAGTCCTATTATCATACCTACTCCAATCTCTTTCCAACCTTCTTTAGTGCCATAAGTCTCCGCAAAACCATCTACAGAGGCTTGACCTAAATCATATGTTTCTTTAGTTAATGCTGGGTTATATCCTGCTTCTATCCAATTTTTAGCTGTATTTGAACCAACTGATTGCATACCTTCTTCCCATACACCTTCCACTATTGGACTTTTACCCCAAGTATAAGCTTTCTGAGCTAATCTTTGTCCTTTTTTAGCAACTATTTGAGTTAATTCTCCTTCTGTTGATGTTACTCCTACTCCAAATAATTTAGAATTTACCCATTTTGATGGCGCAGATAAAGGAGATTTTATATTGTATATTCTTCCTATTGTAGCTAAGTTTGATGTACCAACAACTGCTAGGTTAAACCCGTATAAGGCATTTGCAGAATTACCTAAATCTTTTCTAAATTGCATTTCTTGCTCATAAGAGGGCATTTCCCCATTATTCTTAGCTTGAAAGTCATAGTAGAAATTATCTTCCATTTCTCGCATATAGTGGCGCGCTTCAAACCCTGCTTCAAATCCTGCTGAAGTGTAAGTGAAACGTGCTGTATTTGCTAATTCTCCAACTTTCCCTAGCCCAGCGGCTAATTGTGTTGGAACTTTTACATTTTTATATAGTGACGCACCTGTAGTTAAAGCAGGTAATTTTGTCTCTGTTCTCGCTAAATTAGCGGCTTTTAATATATCATCTCCACTACCTAAAATAGCTTCTCCAACTCTTCCTGCTTTTCCTAATCTATTTCCTATTCTAGCGGCTGTTGTTGCTAAAGATGCTCCGCCTGTTGCCCAAGACCATATTGCCTCTGAACCTATAGCACTAACTGTAAATGCTGCTCCACCTAATACATCTTTTGCCCAGAAATTAGCAGAGCCAAAACTGTCTGTTAAACTTGCATCTTTTTCAGCTTGTGTGTAGTAATTAGGTAATTGATAATCCCACTTTTTATTAAGTCCGTCCAAATAGTTAGAAAAATCATTATCGTAAGTGGATGCAAAACTTCCTGTCTTGGCAAATTCATAAGCTCCATTTAAAATACCCACTGTTCCTCCTACTAATCCTGTAGCCGTTTGTCCTAAGAATTTTATAGCTCCATTTTTCCACTTTTCTCCCGTAGTTTGTTGTTCTGCAAAATATTCTTCTTGATTTCCTCCAGATGTTGAATAGGATGGAAATTTAGCTATATAAGAGTCGTCTTCAAGTTTTGCATAGATATCAGTGAATTTCACATTTGAATAATCTTGCATTTTTCTTTTACTTGTTTCTTCTTTTATAGCAAAATCTAAAAATCCTTGTTGTGGTGCTTTTTGTAATGGTTGCAATACAAGTTTTTCACTTTTTTGTCTAATATCGTCTGTAACAAACTTTATTTCTGGTGTTGTATTATCCATTAATATCTGGTTCTATTATATGCTGTTGTAAGTTCTGATAATTTTTCATCTAAATGTCTAGATACTTCTCTCATTGAGTAAAGTTGATATAGATGTGGATTAAAATCTTCACCTAATTGAATATTCTCTTTAATTGATTTTCCATTTTGGCTTAATCTCCCTATAAAAACTCCTCCTCCTTGGGGTCTTTCCCAAGTTAAATTATATTCTGATTGCACTTCTGCTTTAAACGCATTAAAATATTCTGCTGGTAAAATAGAAGCTGCTTTTGCATATTCCTCTTTAGTTTTTACATCTGGCATTCCATTTGTTTGTAGCATTCTTACTTGTTCTTCTGACATATAGTCAAAATTATTTTCTAAATATCTTTGTGCAAATTCTCTTCTTGAATCCATTGTTTCAGGTGGTGCATATTTATATGAAACACTCATAGGATTAGGATTTTTAACAGAAAAAGAAAATGACGTATTATCTAATTTTAAGTTTTTTAATAGATTACTTGGTAAGCTTGATAGAGGTATTTCTATTTGTTGTTCTTGAGTGTATTTTTTAGTGACTCCTTCTGTAGCTGTTGGTGCATCTGTTGTTGCCTCAAATTTAATTACTGCTTTATCTCCTTTTATTTCTGCTATGTTTATATAACTATCGTCCGTAGGTTTTGCTCCATTTGCGTATAATGCACTTTTAACTAAATTTACATATTGCTTATCTGCTTTTATGTCAGGATTTAATATCATTGAAAATTGCGTAGGAGCATTAGCTCTATATTTCAAAGATTCTGCTTCCATTCTACTTTTAGTGTTTTTGGCGGCGTTTGTATATAAATCTCTTGGACTTTGATAATCTCCTAATCCTACGTCTCCTGATTGTAACTCAGAAAGATTTCTATCTGTTGTAATACTGTTCCAAATATTACTTGAAGCTTTTGATATTTCCTCGTTAGTTTTTTGCCTTGTTAATTGAGCCTCTTTTAATGATTTTTGTACAGATTCTTCTCTAGCAAAAGGGTCGTAAAAAAGACCTAATCCTATATTACCAGCGGCTTGTAATAGTTTTTTCCCACTACCTAAAGCTACGTCACCTACACTTCCCCAAAATCCTGGTTGTTCTCCTGATTCTACATTTTGTTTTAACTCCTCTTTAGAAAAACTGTTATCTCTTTCTAATGATGAAATATAGAATTGTATCTGTTTTTTTGCTGTAGGGTCTTCTACTATAGTGTTCTTAGCATTTGTAGCTACTTCATGTAAGGCTTTTGCTTTTTCAATTTTTGACATTTGGTCTGCCGAACTATATTTTTTAAGCATTGTGGCTGTAAATGGCATTGTTTGAGCTAAACCTTCTACATTTAAATCTTTAGTTTTTCCTCCAAATAATCCTGATAATGTTTCTTGCGTCACATTTCCATATTGTTCTTTAGCTATTTTAGTGTAGTTAAAGTTTCTTTTGTTTAATTCTGTAACTTTTTGATACATTGCTATCACATCACCTGAGTATTGACTTGCATTAATATCAAACCCTGATTTTGCTGCATTTCTTACACCTGCATAGTAATTAGTTAAATTTTTAGTAGTTGGTTCTTTACCTTCTGCTATTAATTTTTGTTTCATTAAAGCAACCGTTTCATTCCAAGCTACTGCTTTATCACTTTCAAATCTAGTCATATCATCAACTTCTGTCTCTGTTGATACGCCTCTATCTTGCTGATATAATTGACCTGCTACTGCTGTACCTACTCCTGCTTCTGTTGGTGTACCTTCTGAAGTTAATTTACCCTCAGCTTTAGCTAATTTTATAAAAAAATCATCGTATTTTATATCTGTAATATCTTCAAAAGAATAGGTCTTAGCGTATTTATTTACTAGGTCTTTTGTGTAACTTGTATACTGAACAGCATCTCTATTGAAATTTTCTAAACTTGCTTTACTTAAAATATTATTTTTTTGTTCTGATAATGCTGTTTTTTCTTTTTGTTTTAAAGCTATTTGGTCTTTATAGTCAGGATTTATGTTTTTTAAATCTTCATCTAATAATTTTATTCTTTCTTCAAATGTATCTGCTTCTCTTTTTGCAAAAGCTGTATATTCACTAAAAACTTGTTCGTCAGTAGCTCCTCTGAATTGTGTGTGTGAATTGATTAATAATTGTTGTTGTAACTTAGGATTTGTGCCTATTAAAGTCTGTACATAACTAGCTACTTCATCAGGAGTTACTTTCTTACCTTTAACTGTTTGATAAACGTATCCTTCTTTGTTTTCAGATAATACTTTTTCATATCCTCTATCTTTTGCATATTTTTCTACTTCTTGTGTTAGATTTTTATTTACATCATAGTAGTCTACATATTGTAGATTTCCAATGTCATCCGTCTCTCCTTTCATGTATGCTTCATACCCTGCTTTATCTTTAGCATAGACATAATTAGAGTCGTCATAAGTACCATCTCCTTTAGCTTTCTTTTGTGCGGCAGTTTGTTCAAAATTTATAATTTTTTGAGAATTTGCCATTTGCTTCAAAACATTATCATCTATAGCCGCAGATATATGAGAATTAACCTCTCTAGTCGCTTGCCCGCTTGTCCAATTTATTTTTGAATTTTGGTCTATTGAAGATACTAAAGTTTTAAGTCTTTCTCCTAAATATTCTTTGTCTTCGGGACGGAGTAATGGTATTGAAGTATACTGCTGTATTAAAGAGTCTACTTTAGCGGTATTTGCGTCATACCTACTTTGGAGAGATTGTTGTACGGTTGTTGTCAATTGTGCCACATCTGTAGTTGAAATTGTACGCCCGTAGTTTATTTGTGCCGAATATGCGCTACTCATTATTTATCTTTGTATTTAAAAACGGTGTCATTTTCAATAACTCCATTTAATTTTTTTCTTAATTTTTCTATAGAGCAACTTATTTGTTCAGCCGCTTTTCTTACAGAATCTATTGTTTCACCCGTTTTTATATTTGTAACTTTTTTAGGAATCCATTTTTCAACGTTATCTTTTATCTCGTAACTAATAGTTGAATCATAGTGTTCTAAATACATGTAATTTGTTTTATTAGTGCTTTTTCCATTTAACATATTTGATAAGTGACTACTTGAATAATCTGTATTGTTTGAAAGTTTTTCTACAGACTCGTAAATTTCCAAAGTCTTTAAATCTATAACTTTTTTAGATGAGTCTTTTTTAACGTAATTATTTTTAATATTATACTCCAAACTTTCATCGTATTTGCTTAAATAAATATAATCTGTTTTGTTTATTACTCTTCCACTTAGCATATTTCCTAACTTATCCGTAGATATTTCTTCTAATTTTGCTAACTCAGCTATACTGCTATATGTAGTTTTTGTAATGGTATTTATAATACACTTTTTATTACTAAAAAGCATTCTTAGGTCTTTTACTGGATACTCTTTAGTGCTTTCATAGTCCTCAAGTAATATAAAATTTGTTCTATTTTCTCCACCATCCTTAAATATTCTACTTAAATACGGAGAGGTTACTCCTATTGACTCACTTGCTGTTTTAAGCCCATAAAAAACTTTTTGTGTCTGTGTGTCTATTAGTGTATATCTAAGGTTCATTCCTTCTCCGTTATCTCTCATCTCCTGCATTTTTTCTTGATAACCGTCAGGTAATTTTTTATTTTTAGCCGCTACAGATTGCTTCTGCTTAGTTTCCTCCGACACTACTTTAGGTTTTTCTTCTGTCTTTGTTAAAAGTAAATTAAGTCCCTTTTTTCTATCTATCACTTCATAAAAATCTTGCCAGTATCGCTCTCTTATATTTAACTCTTCAAATGCGCATTCTTCTATTATCTCAAATATGTGGTTTTCCACTGTGTATTTTAGAAATGATTTATATAATTTAGTTTGGGCTTCACACCTCATTTTTTTGTAACTTTCCCATCTTGTTTTGATATTTGTAGATTGCCCTACGTACACTTTACCTGATGGTGATGTTATTTTATATATGTGCGCCATATTTAGTTATAATGTTCTTGTGCAAATCTAATACTTTTATTTAGAATACACAAGTTAATTAATTATTTTATTTTTTAAATCTTCCACCATTCTTTTTCTTTGGTGTAGTTTTTTTAGTTGTTGCTTGCGCAGAAGTAGTTGGTATTGAGAAAGTAGGTTTAGCTACTTCATACCCTTGTCCTGTAAACTGAACTTCAGGGTTCATAGCATTTCCTCTATTTAAAATTTCAACTGTTTTCCAATCATTCATTTGATTTTCTGCTAGTCGATTATAATAAGCTCTCCAATCTTGGTCTGTTTTATCTTTAGCTAAGTAAGTGTTTCTTTCATAGTTTAAAGCATCTTGCCACGCCGCATTCTCCTCTGATTGAGCTATTTGAGCATTTGTTCTGTTAGCTCCTTCTTGTGCTTGAGCATTATATCTATTTACCTCTCCTATAACTTTACTTGTTGCATCTGCTGTATTTGCTCCCATTGAAGAGAAAACTGCTGCTGCTTGTTGGTCAGGTAACATTGAAATATTATTGTAAGCTTGTTGTTGCTGTCTATCTATTTCTGCTAGTTGTCTTTCTGGTGAAATATATACAGGGTCAATTCTTTCAAATCTTCTTTGCGGTTTTAAGTGCGCCATCTGACTTCCTGGAGATAAAGGTGTTTGGTCAGGTGTCAAAAACATTCCGCTTCTATTGGGTTGCGTTATTTTTTCTGATGGACTTTGTTCTACTGCTGGTAAAGGCTGTATAATTTCATTTGGTTGTGGTATCCCCTGTGCTGTAGGTAATTGATTAGCCATTCCTACAGGTTGTGCTATCATGTTTGGGCTTACTGCTGGAAATCTCCAATCCCATTTATTATCTTTAAACTGTTCTATCCAAAAAGTATTATCTAATTTGTTTCCTAAAGTCTGTTTTAGTTTTTCTTTCTCTTCTGTGGTGTATAAAGCAGAATCTTTGTTGATTGATAAGCCTAATTGTTGAAATGCTTCAGGATTTTGTTGTTTCAAAATATCAACTCCCTTAGCTGTCATTGGTTGCCCACTTTCTAAGAAATACGATAAAACTGCTTCTGGGGCTTTTTCAGCCATGAATTTTTGCAATTTTCCTGCTTCTGCACCTAAATCTTTTGCTTTAGGATTAGCATCTCCTTCATAACCTAATGCTTGAGCTTCTTTATAAAAGTCTTTAAATCTTTCTCTTTGTTTTTCTTCTGTATATGTTCCTGCATCTTGATATTCTGGTAAAACTTGCCCACCTTTTTTAAATGAAGCTATAAGTTCTTTTGCTCTCTCAGGAGAAATATTATATTTTTTACCTATCTCTATAACAGGGTCTCCATTATATGTCACAGTACCACCTGTTTGAAAACTATTTTTATCTTTTTCTGCTGTTTTTGATGCTTCTTGCATTTCAAATAAAGAATTAAACACGGTTTCTCTTTCTTTTTCTAAAGGCGCTTTTTCTTTAAATTCTTCATTTATCTCTTCTGTTAGATATTCTGTGTTTAAAGCTAAAGTTGTTTCATCTTTAGTTTCTTTTTGTTGTTTATCTAACTTAGCAATGTATTCTTCTAATTCTTTATTTATTTTATCTAGCCCTGACTTTCTACCAAATTTATCTAAGACTTTAGCATAAGTATCAGAAGTTTTAGCTCCTAAGTCGTATAAGTCATTTATTTTTTTAACTTCTTTTGCCGATAATTTTAAATGGTCAGATATAATTCTAGTATTTTCCTCTAAATTTACTTCGATTCCTCCATTTTCGTGCGTTTCTCCTTCTGCTTTTCTTATACCTTGACTGTCGAATAAATATTCATTTTTTTCGATTTCGGCATTAACAACTTCCTTATCTTCATTTTCAAACATATATTCTCCTGTAAGAGCTTTATGTAGTTCTTTTCTATCTTTAGTTCCACCTTCCTCAAAATAAGAGTCTTTTAAAAAAGTTTTTTCAAATATTTCTTTAGGTATAGTTATTGTCTTAGTCTTCATACTCAACGATGTAATTTCCTTGTTCATCTAATTTATAATCTAAAATTCTCTTACCTTTTAATTCTGAAAAATCTCCACCTTTTTTCATTTGAGGCTGTTCTTGCTGTCCTTGTAGTTCTTGCATTACCATTTGAATTAACTGTGTAGCTTCTTCTTCGCTAAGTCCGTTGGTTATCAGCTGTTGTAATACTTCTTCTGGTTGTGCGCCGCCTTGTATAGCTTCTGCAACTTGCATTAACATTTGTTCTTGTGGATTTTGTTGTAATCCTCCTTCTTGATAATACCCCAATCCTTCATTACTTCCTTGGTCGGATAAAACTTGAGGTCTATTAGCTCCTGTTACAGTATCTCTTTGACTTTCTGCGTAACTTTTCATTACTTGATTTTGTCTGTTTCCTGCTCCTAGCCCCATTCCTATATTTCTAGCTAATCCTGTAGCTAATTTTAATCCTGAAAATACTATACCTGCTGTATCTTTATTTGCAATTGACTCTCCTAAATATCCTGCCGCTTGTGGTATATTAAATCCAGCATAAGGGTTATAAAATTGAAACGGTTGGTTTTCTTCTGATTGCTGTGTTTGTGTGCCATCAGAACCTAACGTATTAGTTTGGATGTCAGCTGTAGCTACTTGGGCTGATTTTGCTAGTTGTTCTTGTGGTGTGCCATATGTGCTAGTTGCAGGTGTAATTGTAGGTAGTTGTGTAATATTTCGCTCTTGTGTTATAACAGTTGGTGCTTGTGCAACTGTAGTAGTTGGACTTACTGTTTGTTTTTGTTGTATGGGAGCACTTGTTGTTTGAGGCATTGTCCAAGTTGTTGGTGTACCGTAATTTGTAAAAAGTGTATTCGGGGATTGTAAAGATGTTGTAGTATTTTGTTTCGCGTTTGTCCCTTGTGACGTTTGAGAACCTAGCCCTCCTAGCCAATTTGTAAATTGATTACTTGGAGGAATCATTCCTGCATTTTGATACTGAGGTAAAACACCACCTTCTTTCATTTCTGCCAGTTGGTTATTTTGAGGAGCTTGTCCCATATATGCAGCATATTCAGAACTTTTTTGATAAGGAGTCCACTGTTTGTAAGGAATTGTTGTATAATCTTTACCTTCGATTGGTTCTTGTTTTCCTATAAACCATTCAGGTCTTTGAGTCCTCCAAACTTTTCTGTCTGTAAATTGCCCATCTGAAGTGATATCAATAATAGGCTTTTGAGTATAGTTTGTTGGCGTGTTTACTTGTTGTGGAGCTGATTGATTTGAAAAATAAGCTTGTGAGAATTCAGGTGTAAATTGTATTCCTGTAGATTGATTTATACTTGCAACATCATTTGCAGATATATTTTTATCTCCTGTTTTTTTGTAATCAAAATAGTTTATTTTTCCACCATCTTGCATTTTATTTTCACTATTATACATGGAATTTGCAATAGCGTATGCTTGTTTTGGGTCGTAATTTTCTTTTTCAATTAAGAAAGAAGTTTTTTTATTAATCCAATCTTGCTTAGATTGTCCACCTTCTTTATACATATTTACTTTTTTTTGATATTTTCTTCTCATTTTGAAAATCTTTTATTTTTATGTTTGGATTTTGCCTTTAAGTTTGCTTTCTCCTTATCTGTTACTTGTGGGTATTCTGTGATAGTTTTTGCCCCTTCAAAATAATATTCGCCGTTGGGGTACATCATTATTTGTTCTCCTGTATCTGCAATTCCCAAAACGGGATATGGAACGTTTTTCATAGTTATACTTGGAGAGTTAATTTGTGTTATTTCTCCTGGATATTCCCACTGTCCTCTATTATCATTTATTATTCCTCCTTGTTGGAATTCAGATTCTCCTTGTGTGGTTAAATAGGCTGCTCCTGCTATCGGAGCTATTGCAGGTATTCCATTAATTACGTTTTTAACTGCTTTTACTAAATTATCGTCTCCTCCTATAATGCTAGACATTCTAGCTTTTGGCTCTTTTTTTATAAAATTTTTAATAGTTTCTTCTGTTATTGGGTCACTAATGTTTTTTATGTATTTTTTATCAATTAAGTCCCTTCTAAATTCTCTTATATAGGCAAATGGTTCTTGTTTGTCTGTAAAATGCAAAGCATTATGATATCTTATATCGTCTGGGTTTTTTACACCTTGCTCTTTTATTCTTGAAAGTATTTTATTCTCATCAAGAGTGTTAAATTTTTCATGTAAATAGTAATCTACGTTTGTTTTATAATCTGCATTTACAGAGCCTACATTAGGTTTTTGAGGTGGGTCGCCTTGTACATAATTGTTTTCTTTATACCATTCTACCTTATCATCATATTTATCAATTTCTCTTTGGTGATTTAATAAGGCATTTTGATACTCATCCGTATTCTTGCCTTTTTGTTCTTGTAACCAATGTGCATTTTCATGGTCGTAAACAGAAGATGGAGAAGACATTAAACCTTCTTTTTTAATATCTCTTATCTGCTTAAGGTCTATGTTTATGTTTTTATCAAAATATCCACTTCCTTGTTTTTTAAATGTTATTGAAGGATATTCTAAATCTGAGGGGTTTATACCAATATCTCTTAAACGTTCTTTTCCAATTTCAGAATTAAAAAAGTCTTTGTTTTCCTTAGCTAATTTCAATACTTTATTTTTAGCACTGATGTCTCTAACTATATTTATAGGATTATTAATATTTTTTAATAAATCACCTGTTCCTGCTAAAGGGTTTCCTACGTTATTCACAAACTGCCCTGTTGTTTTTGTTCCTATTCCCGCCAAAGCTCCTGTTACCAATGGTGCTCCAATAGCTGTTATATATGGTAAATTTGAATCGGACTGTTGTGCTTGTAATGGGGCTTTTCCTAAATTAGATGCCATATTTCCTACCATTGCAGCGGGATTTAAATAATCATCAAAAAAGTTAGGTTCTAAACTTACTCTTAGCTTATCTCCTGTTGCTAGTGTCTCATTTGCTAATTGCTGTCTCCAATTTTCTTTTGTATAAGGGACTTTTTGTGCTTCAACACTTGCTTGTATTCTTTGCTCTCTTTCTTGGGCTATTTCTTTATCCGTTTTATTCCTTACATTTAACTGTTGTAATGGTCTTGCTTGTTGTTTTGAAATATTTGTAGCTTCTCTTTTAACTTGATTTACTTCGCTTTTTAACTGAAAAGGTTTCTTTTTAAATTGTGATATTCCTCCTCGTTGGAATTCCTGTGGCGTATTATATTGTATTTGCTCAGTTGGTGCTAGAGTGAATAGTTCTTGACTTTGTAAATAATTAGGTTGTTCTTGCTGTATTTCTTCTTGTTGTGCGCCAATTGCTTGAAACTCTTTTATGAAATTTTCTTCATTTTGGGCTTGAATTAATTGAGTTTTAGCCTCAGAAACTTCTTTTGGTTCTGTCCATTCTCCTGCTGTTTGTTGTTCTCCTTGATTTACTGTTAAAAATCCTTGAGTTTCTTGATATTGTGGTTTTACTTCTTTTATGTCATACTCAGTAGGTGTTGCACTAGATGCTCCTGAAAAAATACTTCTTAATTTATTTATATTTTTAGCTTTTTGTCCTGCATAATATCCTTTTCCTGTGGGTGTCGGTAAAGATGCCCATTCTGGAGAAAGTTTGTAAATAGCATTATCAAAATTATCTGTTAAAATATCATTTAAAGCTCCTCTCCTTTTTATCAGTTCTATTGCGGCAATATCTTGAGACTCTGGAGAAAAATCTGAAATACCTAAGTCTTTAGCTACTCCACCCCATGTAGAATTTAAAAATTGATATCGTCCCTCAGCAGTTGAATTTTGTTTTATGGAGGGTATATAGGTAGATTTTCCTGGTTTTTTACTTAAATCGTCAAAAGTTGCGCCTCCTACTCTTGTATTATAAGTTGCACCTTCTGCTGTTCCTATCACATCAAGCATTGCCCTTATTTTAGGGTTTTTAAGCAACTCTTTATTTTCTAAATACTTTCTATTTGTGTTTGGCATAATGTAAAAACCCCTTAAAATTGTAGTTCTAAGGGGCAAATTTAGTTAATATTTATTACTTTCTAAAATTACTTAACTATCTGCTGTAAACTTACTTATTCCAACATTAAATACATATCTAAAACGAGATTCTTCGTCCTGTGTCAAGCGAATTGTCGGTACTTTTGACCTCAATACTTCTAAAATGTTTTTTCCGCGAAATTTAACAGCTTCTTGATTAATAGTTTTATCAATTTGATTAAAATCCCATTTCCAAGGTGGATTATTAGTAAAGTTTTTATGTATTCTGTTATAAAAATAATTAACAGTGTAATCATTGTGATGTTTACTTACAAGTATTTCTTGATAACTATCATCCGCTGCTGTTTTTGGATATTTACTTATTAAAGATAAAGCTCCTGTGTTTTTAACCAATCTAAGCTCTCCAGAATTTGTATGCATACTATGTATCCAAAGCTTGTTAAATACTGTACTATCGGCTACAGAATAATCATATTCATTACTATATCTAAGAGCCTCTGCTTGATACATTAAACTGTTTAAAACTATGTTTCCTGCGGATTGTTTTAATTGATATTCTATGGTGAAAGGATATCTTTTTCCGTAAAATACTTGATAACTTCTGTTTGTTAGCAAATGTCCCCAAAGTCCTAGTTCTGATGCATCACTTGTTTGATTTACACCTGTTTGAAAATAATCATTGTGATTTAAATAGTAATTAGGTTTAAAATCATAGAAACTTATCCAAGCTTTTTGAATTGGTGAATATGCCATTGTCCAAGATACATCATCAAAATATTCAGTATCTGTTAGACTTATTTGAGTTACTACATCCGAAAGTGTAGGAGTTTCTTCTAATGTGCATTCACATATTCCTTCTTCTTGTACACAATCTATTAAACATGATGGTGCTTGAGTTAATGGTTCTGGGCAATCTATGCCACTTACAATCGCATCAACAACTCCTGATGATATTCCAACTCCTTCGGGAGTAAAATAATAAGTTCCCCCCGTAACTGTTGCATAATTTTGCATTATATATGTAACATTAGGTGTAAGTCCATCTAAAGGATTAGGTACTGTTGGGGCAGGCTCTGTTAGGGAAGTTAAATATGAAAATATTTGTATTCCTGCTATACTTGCTTGAGAAGCTAAATTATTAGCATTTGTCCAATCTGCAAATTCAAATTCATCATTTAATCCAGAAGGTCTTTCATCTGTAACAAATATGATAGCTTTAGCAGCGTTAGTTCTAAATGTTCCTATAGTATTTCCTCCTAGTAAATCTCCATCTCTGTCTATCGCTTGTGTATTATTTAATACTGCTGCTAAAGCTAAATCTGATGGTTCTTCTGAGCCTGAACCTCCTCCTGCTACAACTGCATCAATTTGAGTTAAAAAAGATGTTTCATTAGCTAGAGTCATTGGCTCTAAAATACTAAACAGCTCTTGACCGTCATTTCTTAAATCTTTTACAGTTACTAATCCTAGTCGATAGTCTGCTCCAAAATTAGCTATAATTGCAGGAACTATATCTGTAGTAATCGCATTTTTAATATTATCTATAGAATTCGCTTGTGAACCTGTTGCGTCTAATATAAATACAATATCTAATCCTTCTGAACAGTTAGTTATTTCTTCACATAGTTCAGTGAGTGGATTGTAAAAATACCCTATTCCACATGCAGAAGATGTTACTACTTTTTCACAAGTGTTTGTTAACTCATTGTAAGTGTATCCTTCTGAGCAAGTTATTACTTGTGGTGTTTCTAGACATTCTGTTTCATTAGTTACAAAACCTAAGTTTATATCGTATTCAATACATTTGTCTTTTTTAGGGATATAGTCTTTTTTTGTTATGAATACTCTTCTAAACCTACTGTCCCAACCCATTGTAATTCCTACCCCATTGAAAGCATTGTCTGTATCTATGTTCTCTGCTCCGCTTATATTTGATTTTAATATCTTAAATGGTAAGTGTTCTTTAAACCAGTTTCGCATTCCACTTGGCGCGTCTCCTGTAAAAGAAGATATTTCTTGAATACCTTTTCCTCCATTTTGTACTTCAATTACTTGCCCTCTTTTAGCATCTACATGGTAGTGTCCAAACTCACAGCTAACTGAAGCACTTGTTTGTGTTCCTCCATATCCTAAATCTGTTTCTGAATAAGTTACAGGTCTTCTTGCAAATATACCTCCGTTGCCTAAAAATTGAGTTTCTGGTCTTTTCCCGTCATCAACTATAGTATCAACAGCATTGAATATTGCAGTTGTGTTTTCAAATCGTGCTAAAACTTGTGCGCTTTCTATTCCTCTAAGTTCTTTAAGTTTTCCATAACTTGTTGGAAATTCATAAAAATCAAGAGGTCTGTTAATTAACCAAGGGTCGAATGAACTATTTTCACTGTTGTCTGGTAAGCTGTAAATAACTCCATTTGGAAAATCTGCTTTACATTCATCTAAATTTTTATTGTAATTTATAGATAAATTTCTTTGTTTTAATGGTGTTACGTTTTTAGAGTAAACAGAATTATATTTAAAACTGTTTGGTGTTCTTATAGGTACATTTACTTCTTGAGTCCACTCTCCTATATCTCCAACTTGAGGGTAGAAATGTTCTTTTAAATCATTCCCTGCATATCTAAAATTGGTATTTATTCTAGTTTCGCACAAAAAGCTAGGAATACCATAATGATATAAATAAAATTTACTAGGTGGTCTATAGTAGTTTCCTCCTTTTTTTTCATTATCAAACCATTTTTCTGTGATAATATCTGGAAATAATTTACCATTACTGTCAAAATCTTTATCTAAATCATACGATACCCAAAATTTAGGTTTTCTTCCTATATTATTGTAAAAATAGTAATTAAACGGAGTCATATCCGCTTGTTTCATAGAGGTAACTAAGAATTGCGAATGTTTTCTTTTTAAGGTGTGTCTAGTGATAAAAGTATCTCCTCCAAAAATAGCTATACAACTAGTTTGTGGATTGGTTAAATCTCCTCTATATCCTGTTGATAACCAGTTTATAGAATTTATTGTTCCGTGCTGTTCTGCCAAATAATTCTTTAAAGCTACGTAAGGAGAAGCTATGTTTTTAATAACTTCAGAACTTCTTCCTACCTCACTAATTCCATTTTCTCCTGAATAAGTTAAGCTTGAAGTAAACGTATCTTTATCATAGTTTTTATAAGTTGTTGGGTAAACTATTGGAAACTTACCTGTTGATAAAAATACAGACCTTTCTCTATCTATATTATTAATTTCTAATTTTTCAGCTGTTACTTCATTGGTATTTGTAAAACGCCCTTCTTTTAAATACTTACCTACGTTTATACCTCTTATTGAATTTCCTACTATGTCTTCATTTTGGATAGAGTTATAATTTCCTTCTGAAAAAGAGTAATAAGCAAAATTAGTAGGTGAACCTATATCTTTAAATATTTTTAACCACTCATATCTATATTTTCCGTAATTAAAAACTGCTCCTGAAGCTGCCTTAAATGCTAAAATTATTCCAGATGCTACTATTCCTCCTGGAAAAACTGTGTTAGCTACTCCTGCTATTGGATTAAAGTTTGCAAATGCTTGTGCGGCTTGAATAGCTACTTCTGCCACTACTTCTAAAGTAGCTAAAGTACTAGCCAAGTTTCTAGCTTTATCTGTAAGTATTACCCATTTAGGGTGGTCTTTTACTTCATCAAAAAATGTTTTAGACTGCCCATACATATAAGTTTGAACAGACATTTCAGATGGGATTGTAGGTTTTGAATAATCCGTCTCTGGAGAATGAAATGTGTAGTTTCTGTTAGAAATTCCCCAAGTAGCCCCTTCTCCTAAATTCTCTCTATTTTCTCCTGAAAATTCTCCATTAAACTTATCTTCTGCGTATGTATTATATGGATAGTTTGAGTATAAAAGATATTTGTCTTTTCCTTCTTTTTCTTGATATTTTCTAGTGTCGTACAATAAACCTGATGCCACTATACTTCTATTTGAAGCTAAATTACCTCTTACTATTTCATATGCGGTTATATTACTTCTGTCTTGGCTTGTTAGTAAGCCATTATTTTCTGCAATATCAAGAAAAGTATTTATTACTGTTTCATCTATAGTTACACCCATAGGAAAAATCACCGAACTAGAGAATCCTGTTTTAACTCCTTCGTATATGAATGGTGCTATTTTATTATCTGGAAATTTAAAATGTCTTATGTTTCTACAAGTAAAATCTGAAATTTCTTTTTGATTTACATCCTTTTTCCAAATATATTCTCCACCTAATATAGTATCTACATATAAACTTTCAAATTCATTTTTAATCTCTTCTGGAATATCATCAGAAGTTATTTTTAATAATGACGAGTTGAAAAGTTCATTGTTATCAGGATATGTTTGAGAACTTTCCCAATATGCAAAATTACCTTTTTTATAAGGTATGGCTCTACACGCTTTTACTACAGGCTCTTGAAAAACACAAGTAGATTTTAATTCTATTTTCTTTTTTAATATTATTGAGTCCCAAGTTACATCTATTCTGCTATATTCTACATTTCTTGTAGTGACTGTATAACAACCTGTAGTTGGAATATTAATATAAACGGTGTCTAAGATTATTGCCGTATCTATGACTACATAAAAAGTTTTAGAACTAAACCATCCATTAACTATAGTTGGTAATACCGTTCCATTTTCTTGAGTGATTATTAAATCTACTCCACTTTTTTCAAAAAGTAGCATCCCACCAACACTTAAATCTATAAACTCAGAATAAATAGCTGTTGTGACTGAGCAAGATTTAAATATAGATAGTCTAACGGTTTCTGGCTCTGTTGCAAAGGAATCCTGATTTGTTGGTTTTTTTTGCTTAGAAATATCTACAATAAATTTAGTTCTATCTAATGTACTTCCTATGTGCCATATTCCATTTTTATGTACTTTTGTATAAAATCCAGTGGCGGTTATAGTACTATCTTTTGTTGAGTATAAATCACTTAAAGTAGCAGAATAGTAGTAATTATTAAAATTCGCAACAGCGGTATTATTTGTTACTTCTTGTAAAACTCCTATTTCTGACGCATAATTACAACTTTCATTGTAAAAATCAGAATCTCTTTTGTAGATTATTCCTCCTGCTATCCCCTCTAACACAGAATCTCTGACAGGAGTTGTTGTTCCATCTTCTAATAAATATGGTGAACAATAGCTAGGTGGTGTAACTTTTAAATATTCAGAGCCAAAAACTTTTTCAATTTTTGTAACCACTTCCCCTATTACTTCTTGTACTTCAACTACTTCACTTACAGTTGTTACTGCTCCACAAGATAGTCCGTTAAAAGGGTCTTCTGGGCAATCTACGGCACTATAATCTGCATATAAGTATTCACATATGATTGGGTCACTATAAGCCTCACTACACTCTGCTTCTGACTCACCTGTATTATCTGAAATATAGTCTTCTAAAGTTGTAAATTCCGTATCTATTAGTAAATATATTGTATCTGTAGGTATCGTTGCGATATCTTCTACTACGCAAAATCTTGTAATTTCTTCAGTTACATCTATTGTATCTAACTCATTTGCTCCACAAGCACTTCCTGTAGGGTCTAATTCAGCGGTGTTGTAGTATTGCCATCTTCTTGTTCTGTCTGTTGTATTACAATCCCCTGTATTTGATAATATTGAAGCTACATCTTGATTATCATCTAGAGGTATTAAATTCCCGTCTACATCATAAACTAGATTTCCATCAATATCTGTTTCTACTACGTATTCTAAATCTATCTCTTCTGGAGCTCTGGCTATGAAAGGAAATATTGCGGTTTCGTAACCTCCATTTAAAAGAAATTTTATTCCAAAAGGCACTACTTCATCTCTATTATATCCTTTAAATAGTGAAACAGCTATTCCGTTTTCATACAAATCTTCAGGAGCTATATGTGTTTGCCACTTAACAAACTGTCCCATAAAATTAACTACGGGTTGTAAGTTTATTTCTTTTTTATTAGTTATTCCATATTGAAATAGAATGTTATTAGAAGTTGTCATTCCTTCTACAGATTCTACTTTAGTATTGTACCTAGAAAGATTGTCTACAGAAGTCGTTAGTTTATTTAATTCGCTTGAATATATTACAGTCGTGTCGTCTATAGTGTGTATTCCTTCTATAAAAAATCTATTCGTAAAATCTATATCTGCTGTTTGTATTACTGCAACTTTATAGTGTGTATATTTATTGTCTAATCCTTCCATTTTTAATTTTATGGAAAAATTAGTTCTGTCTGCTAATTGTGGTTGTTCTAGTATTACATTATTTTTGTCAAATATTGAAATAGGATTTGTTATAGAATAATATTCAGATATTTCATTTCCTAGAGCATCGCAATAGGCAACCAGAAATTGATAAACTCCCATCTTTAAATTACCACCTAATTCAATTGAAACAGGAGTTAATTTAGGAATAGAAAATTGTTTAAAAATTAACATCTTGCTAAAATCTGGACAATCTAATTGTAAATCATCTTCACAAGATACTTCATCAATAAAATAATCTGCAAGTCTATCTATGTTTATATACCTTGAAGAATTTAAATTATCTGTAAAATATATTGTTTTACCACATTTTTCATCTTTAATTACAGGTGATTTTATAGGAAAATTTATATCAAAATTAAAACCGTTATCACAATTTAAATCTGTTATTAAAGTTGTGTAAGTTTGTAATTCAACTTGTGTAAGTGTTTCTAGTGGAGTTGCTAGTTCTTTTATTTCTCCACACTCATCACAATCTGCTACTAAATCATCTAAATCGCTATTATTTTGATTACTTTTAATAACTCCAAATTCGCTTACTTTTGTTGTAGGATTAGTTAAAAAGAAATAAGTATTTTCTGTATTTAAATCATTTATAAAACCTATTACTTTAAATCCTGTTTTAAATTTAGAAGACAGTATATTAGACATTTCATTAGTTAACGTAAATGTTCCTCCATCAAAATTATCAAAGTTTCCATTTTGTAAATGTACGTAGTCTGCTTCTCCTAAAGACCAACTATCTCTATTTAATCCCTTACTCGGTACGTTTGCTTGACCTGATTTTTGTTTTTTAGCCATTTTTTATTTTCTCGTGTAAGTGTCGTAAATTGAATTTCTTAATTTGTTTCTTTTTTGAATAGTATTCCACCAACCATATCCACTAATGCTTTCCATTTTAGCATCTGACATAGCCTTTAGTTTTGCATCGTTTTCTAGTTGAAGCATCCATTGTATCTTGTTTTGAATAGTGTCGTCGTCCGATATCCAAATAGCTTCTAAAGCTTTTCTTTTTAGATGGTATGTTAAATACTCTACTAATTGGTCTGTGGATAATTCAGGAATTATAATTTCTCCTTCCTCGTCTTTTTCTAGCGCAAAGAATTGTAAGTATATAAAACCCTCGGAAAAATTTGTTTGAATATAATCCCCTAATATATTAATCTCGTAAGGGCTAGAGTATGTTAATTCCTTAGATAAATTTTTACATTGCGAATGACAACTTTCTTTTTTAATACCTCTAGTTAATCTTAATAATTTTGGACTGTGGTAATATAAATCTGCTTCTACTGTTCCTCCTCTTAAATATGTTTTTTCAACTATTTTTGTATATTCTCCATCTTGAAACTTATTAGACTGATTATCCCATACAGGATTAGATTCTGTTCTTATTGTTACAAACAGGGAGTCTATTAATTCTGTCTCATCTCCTTTAATCATTTGAATTCTGTACGGCTCACATTTAGCGGCAGCATAAAGTGAATAAAAATCTTCAGGTAATTTAGCTCTGCTGTTTTTAACGTCAACTGTTTTTTCTTGAAGTGTTGTTACTAAATTTCCAAATCCTTTTAAAGCTCTTCTTGCCCAATTTGTTAGAGATATTTCATCTAACATTCCCGCAGATTCATACTGAACTAATTCCGTTCTAACCTCTGCAATTATATTTTTAAGCGTTGTTGCCATTTTTTTCTACTAAATAAATTTGATTGTTTTGATTTCCATAAAAATTATACAGTAGTGTGTATGCCATTTTATATCTTATTCCTTCCTCTATATTGTCGTAAATTTTACTGTTTAAATTAAAAGTAAAACCGTAGTCCATACTCCAAGCATCTAAAATCTTATCTTTACGTATTGGTGAAAACATTGCTGAGTACTTTCTACCCTCTCCATGTACTTTTTGTCCTTTTATTCTATCTGTTAATCTGTCATGACGCATCACATAGAAATATCCAAAATCTTTTATAAAAACACCTGCTTCATTTTCTAACATATGCTTTTTAAAAACTTTAAAAAACTTAGCAACTTTTAATTTCCAATCGTTGTAATCAACTGAGAATTTATTTTTTCTATTTAGCTTGTAGTGCTTATAAGTTCTAGGAGAAACTATCCTTTCTACTCTTACTGCCTTTAAATGTTTATTAAAAAGTTTTGTTTTTTTATTTCTAAATCTTCTTCTTTTTTTTGTTGGGGGTATTGGGTCGTATTTTAAACTTCTTTTAAATACCCTTTTTTGTCTTAGTTCTTTAGGGTATCTATTTTTACGCATTATCTTGTAGGTTTGGATTTTGGTCTTCCTGTATTTGTCTATTTATAGAAATTTCTTTTAATGTTTCAGATATTACTACTTCTAATAATTTATCAGGAACTATGAATTCAAAATCCCATGCAGATTTACATTTCTCTTGACTACAAGCTGAACACTGTTCTAAATCGTAAAGTTCTAAAGTTATTAAAGATAATGAAACTGCCATAACTTCGCTATCAGGAATATATAAATATCCGTCTTTAATATAGAAAAATTGCTTATTAATATTTCAACAAATAGGGGTAGAATGTTTGTTATAAAAGGAAATGGAAGTGTAATGTGCGATACAAATACAATATATTTTATAAAT